AGAGTTCCTGACGATCATAGTTCTGGTGCCATTACACTTCCTGTTGTGACTATCGAAAGAACAGGAATAACCAAAGACCCCGGAAACAAAGGTAGTTTTCAAGCACATATATTCTCAAATAGAAAAAACGGAAGAACTGGTCGCATGGTTATTGCAAAGAGAATTAAGCAAGATAAAACACGAAACTTTGCTGTCGTTGGAAACACAAGAACAAATACAGGTGGTTCAAGACAAAAGTATTTCCCCAGAGAAAATAAGAAAGTTGTTATTGAAACACTTTCTATTCCTATTCCAATCTATGTAAACCTCGACTATAAAATTATAGTTAAAACCGAATACCAGCAACAAATGAACGATTTAACTCAGCCTTTCATGACGAGAACAGGACAAATAAACTCTTTTGTAATGCGGAGAAATGGTCATATGTATGAAGCATTTATTGACCAAGGGTTCAGTCAATCTAATAATGTATCGAATCTTGGAGAAGACGAGAGGCAGTTTACTAGCGAGATAACAATAAAAGTATTGGGCTATCTTATTGGTGAAGGTAATAACGATGATAGACCTATCGTAACCAAAGAAGAAAGTATAGTAGAGGTTGCCTTCCCTCGGGAATCAGTAGTCCCAGCAGGTAATGACAACTTTTTCATTGACTAAACATATCCTGAAGTGTTTTGGATATTAACCTTACTATTTAAACTATGATTGATAATGCTTTGTTAGCATAATTTATAAAGTGAGGAATAACTAATGCCCGTAAAAAGTTTTAAATTTGTATCTCCCGGCGTGTTTATCAATGAAATTGATAACTCTTTTCGCCCTCGTAGACCTGATGCAATTGGTCCAGTAGTAATTGGACGCTCTGTAAGAGGTCTCGCCATGCAGCCAGTTAAGTTGGAATCATATTCTGACTTCCTGACCATGTATGGAGATACCGTTCCCGGCAATGCTGGTGGTGATATTTATCGTGATGGTAACTACCAATCACCAATGTATGGCACTTATGCAGCCAAGGCATTTCTTAATGCTTCTGTCGCACCTGTAACTTATGTTCGTCTACTTGGTACTGAAAATGCCAACAAGATAAGCGGTGGCGAAGCAGGTTGGAAGACTGTAAAGAATCCTGATAGCACTCTTGCAGAAAATGGTGGAGCATACGGACTTTGGGTTTTCCCTTCCAGTTCTGGTGCAGGAACCGGTGGTGGCGCATCTGATCTTGGTAATGGTGTTCTCTCTGCTGTTTGGTATCTTGACCAAAGTGCTTCAATCCAACTTTCAGGCAACCTTGCAAATACTACCACCAAGGCACAGGGTGTTGGTGTAGTTATCGAGAGTGATTCAAACGGTCTCTTTACTGCCACCATGGAAGGTGCAAAGTCTCTTGCTGGCACAAACCAGAAGTTTACTTTCAGTTTCGATGACACAAATGAAAGATTTATTCGTAAGGTATTTAATACTAACCCACAACTTGCCCCACAGGGTGGTGACTTTTATAATACTTCACTTGAGCGAAACTACTGGCTTGGCGAAACTTTTGAACAAGAATTAAGAGATGGTGCCGTAGGTTCCTTAACTGGTTCTACTGATGTATCATCTGGCAACAAGTTGTTCGGTGTTGTTCTTCCAATTAGAAACGGTTCATCCGGTCCAAACTCCATGCAGGTTAGCACCTCAGAGGCTCAGACTGGTTGGGTTATCGGTCAGGATATGGGAGATTATACACAGTTCGATCCTACTCAGGCAGAAAAACTATTCAAACTCAAGGGTCGTGGTCATGGCGAGTGGCTGCATAAGAACATCAAGGTTTCAATTGAAAAGATTCGATATTCTAACACACAGACTAACGACTTTGGTACATTCTCTATTGTTCTTCGCTCCTTGACTGATTCCGATTCTAATCCAGTTATCCTTGAACGTTTCGACAATGTTACTCTTGATCCAAGATCTCCAAACTATATTTTAAGAGTAATTGGTGATCAATATTATGTTTGGAACGAAAGTGAAAGAAGACTTAGACTTTATGGCGAATATCCAAACCAATCAAAGTTTGTTTATGTTAGCGAAATTAGAGAAGGTGCGATTCAGGAGGCAAACTCACTTGTTCCATTCGGTTATTATGGTCCTCCCAACTTTGCTGCTGTAACTAACTGGAGCGGTTCCGCTGGTGCAGAAGATTCATACATCCTCACTGGCTCAATCTATGGCTCTGATAACACCAACTTCTTGTCTGGTGCTGACGGTAATTACACTGGTTCTCTAAACTGGCCAACTGTTCGCCTACGCCACTCAGCATCCGATGGTGGTCTTTCTGATCAGACCAATGCTTACTTTGGTATGCAGACCACAAGAACTATTAACAGCACTCGCGGCGATATGTCCATGAAGGATTATCACCGTCTTTGGACTGATGGTTGGAACGATAGTCAAGATGGTAACGGTCTTGTAAGTTATTCATATATCTTCACTATGGATGATGTTGTTACAAATCCTACTGGCGCCTATTATCATTCAGGCTCTCGCCTATCCGGTGATAGTAAATCCGCTTCTGGTTCGTATAAGGATCTAATTGATGCAGGATATGATCGCTTCACTATGCCTCTTTGGGGTGGTTTTGATGGATTTGATATTACTAAGCCAGATCCTCTTTACAATGCCGGAATGGGAACAACTGCCACCGAAAAGAACAGTTATATCTATAATACCTACAAGCGTGCTATTGACACAGTGGCAGATCCAGAGTTTGTAGATATGAACCTACTTGCTGTTCCCGGTCTCACAAAGGATGGACTTACCACTCATATGGTAAATGTTTGCGAAGATAGAGCAGATGCATTGGCACTCATTGACCTTCCAAATGTTTATACTCCAAATGCTGAATCTTACGAATCTAGTGCAGAAGCAAGACAGGGCGACAACCCAACCGCAGCCTCTAATGCCCTTCGTCAGCGTCAGATTGATTCTTCATATGGTGCTACTTTCTATCCTTGGGTACAGACTGTTGATGAACCAACCGGTCAGGCTCTTTGGGTACCACCCTCTGTTGCAATGATGGGTGTTCTTGCAAGTTCCGAGAAGTCATCACAGATTTGGTTTGCTCCCGCAGGCTTTAATAGAGGCGGTCTTTCAGACGGTGCAGCAGGAATCCCTGTTACCGGTGTCTCACGTAGACTTACCTCAAAGGAACGCGATGTTCTTTATGAAGCACGAATCAACCCGATTGCAAGTTTCCCAAGCACCGGTATTGTGGTATTTGGTCAGAAGACTCTACAGGAACGTCCATCTGCTCTAGACCGCATTAATGTGCGTCGTCTAGTAATCTATCTCAAGAAGCAGATTTCTATCCTTTCTACTCAGATTCTATTTGAGCAGAATGTACAGGCAACTTGGAATCGCTTCAAGGGTCTTATTGAACCATTCCTCGCAAATGTCAAGACTCAGTTTGGTATCACTGATTACCGACTTATTCTAGACGAGAATACAACAACTCCTGATCTTGTTGACCAGAATGTTGTTTATGCAAAGATTATGATTAAGCCAGCAAGAGCAATTGAATATATCGCTATCGACTTCATTGTTGCTTCAACTGGTGCTTCATTTGATGACTGATAACTTGGGGGCTTTTGCCCCCACCAACTATTTATTATGAAAATACAGGAGAACCTAACAAATGCCTTTTTGGTCAACTAACTTTGGTGAAGATGCTACTCTCAAAGATCCAAAGCGTAATCACAGATTTATCGTAGAGTTTGGGGGAATTAATGCAACTCCCGGTGGTGCTGTTGCTTGGTATGCCAAGAGTGCAGCAAAACCATCATTCAACATTACAAGTGCAGAACATAACTACCTAGGTCATAAATTCTATTACCCCGGCAGTGTTACTTGGAATGCAATTTCAATCACCATGGTTGATCCTGTAGATCCAGATATGTCAGCAACATTTTCTGATATTATCACTCAGGGAGGTTATGCTCCACCAACCGATACAACTTCTCTTGGCACGATCTCAAAGGCAAAGGCTGCTGCCGCCCTTGGTTCAATTACTGTTACTCAGTTAGACTCCGATGGTAATCCACTAGAAACTTGGACTCTTTGGAACCCATTTATTGAAGATATTAAGTATGGCGATTCTCTTGATTATGGCAATGTTGAATTAACTGAGATTACCATTTCACTTAAGTATGATTGGGCAAGAATTGAAACTACCAATGATTCCAAGGCTGTATCTTCAGGTGGTCGTGAATTCTTCAAGGTTTGATATAGACAATATAAGACGAGAGGTGTAAATTGTCAAGAAATCAGGATCGTCTTGGTGGAGTTCAACATCAAGACGCAAGCCCTCCACAACAAACAGGGGGCTTTTCGTTCGTAGTTCCAACCGAATTTGTGGAACTACCTTCGCAGGGTCGCTTTTATCCACAAGGACACCCTCTACATGGTAAGGATAATGTAGAGATAAAGCAGATGACAGCAAAAGAAGAAGACATCCTTACTTCGAGATCTCTTCTAAAAAAAGGTGTTGCTCTTGATAGACTTATTCAAAGCCTAATTGTTGACAAGGCTATTGATCCTTCTACATTATTGGTAGGAGATCGCAATGCGATCATTGTGGCAGCAAGAGTATCTGGTTATGGTAATGATTATTCAACAAACATTACTTGCCCATCTTGCAGTACCAAGCAAGATTATACTTTTGACCTAAACTCTGCAAGCGTTGTTCACGGTGAGACAAACGAAGAATTAATGGTCACAGACAATAGAGATGGAACAATTACATGTGTTCTTCCAAAGACACAAGCAACACTTGTTATTAGATTGGTGACAGGAAAAGAAGAAAGAAAACTTCTTAGTACAACCTCCGATCAAGGTCTTGTTTCTACACAACTCCAATCTGTTATCGTAAGTGTAAATGGCGATTCTTCACCACAAGCAATTCAGTATGCAGCACAAAACCTTCCATCTTTTGATTCACGACATCTTCGTATGATCCTAAAAGATGCTACCCCAAACATCGATCTATCCCAAACTTTCTCATGCTCCAGTTGCGAATATACGCAGCAAATGGAGGTGCCGCTTACGGCGGACTTTTTTTGGCCTGACCGATGATTATAACGAGGGCATGTACGAACAGATTTTCTTTCTAAAGTATTCGGGTGGGTGGAGTTTTTCTGAGGCTTATAGCCTACCTGTTGGGCTTAGAAACTGGTTTGTTAAACGCACTATCAAACAGTTGAAGATGGAATCGGAAGCAATCGAGAATGCATCGAGGGGCAGCGGTAAGTCGCAAGAACTAACAGCATTTAATCAGCCGCAAATGCCCAAGACCTTCTAGATATAGCACCCTTCGGGGTGCTTTGCTTTTTGGGGTGTAGGCTATTTATAGGGAGAGGTACTGCTGAATGGCTGAACGTTATACTGATGCTGAACTTGCGACACAAAAAGAATATTTAAATACTTTAACGAGTATCAGAGATATAAGGAGAGAAATAGCAGGACTATCAAAAGAAGAATTGCATATATTAGGTGGTTTTGGGGATGCAAGCGAACAACTAAAAGACGCAATAGAAGAACAAAGAAGTTCTATTGATGCATCTGTTGCTTCTTTGGAAAGAATGGTTAGACAACAAAAGGCAGTAGTCAAAGCAGCCGAAGGTACATCAAGAGAATTACAAGAGCAACAATCTTTAATAGAAGCACAAATTGAATTAGAAAAAGAAAAACAACTTCAAAGAAACAAAGGCACTGCTGAATATACCAAGGGCTTGGAAGACATAGAATCTTTACAAAAAAAACTAGATGAACTTACTGAAAAGATTTCCAATAATATAGGAAGTGCTGCTGACAACCTCAAAAGAGCAACCGAAGAAGGCTCTAAACTTCTTGGTAGTATGCTTAAACTTAAAGATCCAGCAGGTGCAGTTAAGGAAAACCTAAAAAACATGGGTGCTAGTCTTATAGAAGCAGGAAAAGCAAAATTTCCACAATTTGCTAAATTTGCTAGTTCTGTTGGTCCTGTTGCCTCTGTGGTAGCACAGGTCGTTGGTTCCATTATAGAACTAGCCACCGAAATGGTAAATACTTCTAATGCAATCCAACAAGCCACAGGTGTAAATGCCCAGTTTGCAGATTCAATTACTATGGGCTACAAAGAAACGCGAGAGTTTGGTGGCACTCTCAAAGATTTAGAAACAGTTGCAGTCGATCTATCAAAGACTTTCACAGACTTTACCATGCTTAATGGGAATATGGCGCAGTCTCTCGCAAGAACCGGCACACTATTAGGCAAACTCGGAGTATCATCACAAGACTTTGCAAAGGGTATTCAATTATCTACCAAAGCATTTGGTATGACAGTAGAAGAAGCGGAGCAAGCACAGTTGCGACTTGCTGCTTTAGCACAAGATATAGGTGTTGCACCATCACAGATGGCTGCTGACTTTGCCGCCGCAGGACCACAACTTGCTAAATTTGGTAATGATGCAGAAGCCACGTTCAAAAGACTAGCCGTGACCGCAAAGTCAACCGGTATTGAAGTAAACAGACTATTGAGCATTACAGAAAAGTTTGATACATTTGAAGGTGCCGCAACTCAAGCAGGTAAACTAAATGCTGCTCTTGGTGGAAACTTTGTTAATGCTATGGAATTATTGACCGAGACC